ACATGTCAGATGTTCCGACAAGTTGCCGTATTCATTTTTAGCATCCGCAGCCGTTGCAGGCGCCGCAATTCCCATACTGATACGGCGCGGGAACAGGGAAAGCCGGAACAGGGCGGGGGTTGTAGTAAGCAAGCTGCCCGCTCATATAGGCTTTCAGCGTTTCATTCTGCGCGGCCTGACTTGCGGCAAGCTGTGCAGCGAAAAGCTGCTGGTTCTGCTCGGCAATCTTGGCATCTTTAGCCTCAATGCGCTGCGCCGTCAGTGCGTCAAGCACAGCGCGGGCGTTCGCGTTCTGGTTTTCGATGATGTCCCGAGTGCCGTTCTGAATGGTCTGGCGCGTGTCGCAAGCCTGCGTAGCGAGGTTGTAGTTTACGCCCTGGATAGCCTCGCGGGTCTCGCAGCAGCAATTCGCCTGCTGCATCTGCATGGCATTCAGCTGCTGCATAAATGCGGCCTGCTGGTTTGCGCGGCTGATTTCAGCCGACATAAAGCCCTGCTGCATAGCGTTCTGCACACCGTTGACCAGCTGTGCCTGAGCATAGAAGCCGTCACACAGGCCGTTGTTTACGACGTCGATTTTGCGTTCGATGTTGGCAAAGTCGCTGGTGAGGATGTAGCCATCGACAGCGCCAGCACCATTACCGCCGCCAAATCCGTTGTTGCCCCAGTTGCCGCCCCAGCCGCAGAAAACGAAGAGGAAGAGAATGATAATCCACCACGCACCATCGCCGCCAAAGCCCCAGCCGTTGCCATTGCCCGTATTCGCGGGCTGAACAGGCATTGTCATAACAGTGCCGTCCGAAGAAAGACTCATGTTTAACTCCTTTCAAAAGTTGAATGTATTGTTCACCGTGCGCACGGGTTGAACCTATTTTAAAAAGCTCTGAAACTGCTGCGCCATCGCTTGAAGCTGATTTAGCTGCTGCTGGCTCATTTTGCCAGATTGCAGCAACTTTTGAACTTCTTGCTTCGGGTCGCCTTGAAAATCTTGTCGGAACTGCTGAAACTGCTGCATCATTTGCTGAAATTGTCCCATTGCGCCCGGCATTTTGCCGCCGCTAAGAGCGTTAAACAGAGGGTTGCTCATTGTCTGCCTCCTTTTTCTTGCGCGTCAAAGGTTTATCTGCCGCCAGCGCGTCAAAGCGGGCTGTCAACGCGTTGAACTCTTGCCGTGTGACATATTCCTCTTTCGGTTTTTGCGCGGTCTGTGCTGGCTGTTTCTGGCTTGCCGTGCGTTCCGAGTAGTCAAAAACGCGCAATGGTTGAGGCATACCGCTGGCATCGGTGGCCTTAATGTAAAATGTACTGTTTTCGCTGTCCATCAGCAGTACGCTGTTCCCTGCCGCCACCATATACGCTTTGGCTCCCTCTTCGCCTTGCACCCAGATAATAGGCGAGCTTTGCTGTGCCGGTTGCTGCTGCGGATATGCCGCCTGTCGGAGCTGTGCGAGTTGATCGGGCATGGCCGACGGCATCTGCTGCCCCATTGGATAATAGTTCGGCATATAGCCGGGCTGATACGGTACGCCAAACGCCATAGTCAATCATCCTTTCTGCCAGTAGTACAGCGGCACTTCATCTCCGCTGTCCCATGTATCCAGCCAATCCCCATTTTGCACGCACACAACATGCGTAGCCATTGCCAAAATATACGTGCCGTCCGAGTGGTCTTTTGCAAACTGCGCCACTGTGTAACAATCCGGGCAGCTGTTTGGCAATGTGTAGCGCTTCCACCCACATCGGCGAAGATAACTGCCCCAGACATAGTTTGCAGACGGCATATCATGCAGTTCAAATCCTGCCAGCACCAGCGCCGCATATACAGCCGCCCACGATTGATGTGTTGCGGCTGCAATGGCTCTGACGGTACAATCGCCGACGCGCTTTTCTTCCGGGTTTAGGTTGATTTGCTTGTATGCCATCCGAACCGCTCCTTTTATCTTAATTGTACACAAAAAAGCGGCACACTGTGGGCCACCGAAGTGCCAACATTGTGCCGTCTTTGGGACAAAATAAAAAAGGGCGCGGCCACAAAAGCAGCCGCGCCCTTTAAATTAGCCTATTTTGTTTTTAATGCTGCGAACGCGCCGTTTTACCGTGCGCTCGCTGCAATTCAGTTCTGCCGCAATATCAGCATTGCGCCAGCCGCGCCGCCGAAGCTGCAAAACATCCGTTTCTTCATCGGTCAGCAAACCGCCGACAAAATCAAACTTTGGCATGATTACTCATCCTTCTTGTTCTTGCTTTCGGTCTGTGTGCCAAAATAAAAGGCCACGACCATTGTCACAATGGTCATGACCGTGTCAGGCTGTAATTTCTCCCGCAGCGCCAATGCCGCAAACACTGCAACGACAACCAGCGTCACAATGGTTTTTACCTTGATAAGCGCTGCCAGATTTTTTAAAAAATCGCCCATTGATATGCACTCCCTTTCAGCCGATCAGATGATTTTGCAAGGCTTCCTTTGCTTTCTGCATCTGATCAATGTTGTTCCCATCCAGATTGTGGTCAAGCAGGGCCAGCAACGCCTGCATGGTCACATGCTGCCCCTCGTCCATGCGGTCAAGCCGCAGTTTGTCTTTTTTCAAAAATCCCTCCATGGCGTTCACCCGCTCTTCAAGCTTGGTAATGCGTTTGTCCTGGTCGGCTTTCGGCTTTTTTATGGCGGTGATGACTTTGCTGATGGCAACGCCCCCGGCATACAGTCCGGCAGCGGCGCCCGCCGCGTAAATCAAAAACGCCCAGGCTTCCGCAAGCGTAAACGAGAATACGTGCTGCATCGGCATCACACCTCCACAAATTTAGCGTGATACGCCTTGTCGTTGTCCAGCCCGTACTTCTTGGCGATGAGGTAGAACTCCATCGCCGCAGCGTTCGGCAGGACGACGTGATCCAGCCATACCTCTTGATGCGTCGGCGCGATGGGCTTGTCCTCTTTGATGGCGGAATCGTACCGCGTCAAATTGAACTGCTTCACGACGGCCAGCAAGCTCGACGTGTAGGTCGGGCTGGTGGCCCAGCCATCGGCCCGGATGTACTCGCAAGCCTTGTTGATGTCGGCACATCCGACCAGATTGGAATAGCGCGGCATTGTCGTCAGCTTCTTGATGTAGTCCTCTACACAGGCGACCATCGTATCATAGGCGCGGAAGCCCGATGTGATGGTGATGTACTTGCTTCCGTCCCACTCCTTCGTGGCCTTGTTGTACACTCTGCCGCTCCAATTGCTGGCCTTGATGCCAAACAGGTTGTTTGCCTGCACGGCCAGTTCGCTTGTGCCGTAGGCGCTTTCCAAACAGGCTTGTGCAATGCACAGCGACGGCAGAAGATGCGCGTTCAGGCAGCGGCTCTGGCACTTCTCGGCCATGACGTCAATGAACGTCTGCTCATGCGTCTTGGCGGGCGCAGCGTCGGCCACGTCGCCCTTCAAGCGCTTCGTGACCTGTGCCGCAATGTCGGGGAACTTGCTCTTGAGATAGGGGCCGGGGCAGGCCGTGGCGGCGTAGAAGCAGTGCATCGTGAGCGAGCCGTTCTTGTCGCCGGTGTAGGTCAGCTCCTTGATGCCGTTGCGGCGGCAAATGTCGGTGCAAAGGTCGAGCAGGGCGGCATACGCCTTGTCGCTGACGTGCCAGTCCGGCGCGCCGCTGTCGTTAGCGACTTCGATAGTAATGGCCCGCTGGTCGTTCCACGGGCTGGAACTGCACCACGACCTGTCCGCCTCGTGGCAGAACAGACCGATACGCCCGCTGGATTCGATGGCGTAGTTTGCACTCATCTGGCGTGAGGGCCTGCCGACAAGAGCGCCGAAAGATTCAAGCGTCGTGTTGCCAGCCATGTGATGCACGGTAATCTTCGTGATGGGCTGGCTCCGGGGCCGGTTGCAGTTCGGGCTGATGGCCGTGTAAACGGCCAGTGCAGAATCACTCATTCTCGTCCTCTCCCTTCCCGTTCGACAGTTCCTCGTCCATTTCGGGCGACAGGATCATTTCATCCTTCATTGGTTTCACTCTCCTTTTCGTTGGTGTCTTTTTCTTCGTCGGTGGTATTTTCAGCGCCGTCAACCTCCGGCACATCCGGCGTCTCCGTAACCTCGTCTGTGCTCTCTCTCGCGTACACCGCATCATAATACGCCTGCGCCAGCGTCTCCACCTCGGCAATGTCCGCCTCATCCAGCAGGCCGTTGTCGTAGTGCGTGTACGCCTTGTCCAACCAAAACGCGACGTCACGGCCTGCTGCAATTTCTCGCTTGATGCTGCGCAATGTTAAATCGTGCCGTGCTTTACTTTTGATAGCCATTTTATTACTCCTCTCATGTTTGAGATGCTACCGCATCTTCCAAATCGGTAATCCGTTTAATGGGGTCTGCACGTCCCGTCACAGTCGCGCTGTCGGCATCGGTCAGCACGGTGTTAGTGCCGCTTAACGCGGGCAACGGCTGTGCGCCTGTCGCAGTGAACGGCACAGGCTTTGCCAGCTTGTACACAAGTTTTGCATTTATTGATGCAAGGTATTCCTTGGCCGCTTCTTCATTGTTCGCGTCGGTTTCTTTTAATCTTATGTAAAATGTAGACGCATTTGCCTTCATAATTCCGATTTTTGTCGCATTATCAAACGTAGCAGTGTCTTGAGGCAACGAACTTGTGAAATAACCAGCACGTCCTGGCGTTGTATAAATATTATTAAGATTTGCAGCCAAAGAAAAATTGGCAATACCATGCTGGTTTATTCCGTAAAGCGAAATGTTTGCGTTAGCTAAATCAATAATTTTCCACGTTTCTTGCCCTTCACCACTCGCCGCGTCCACCTCACCGCCGTATACAGTCTCCGGCAGGGTCAGGGTGTTGGTTTGGCCGATGTATGGTGTGTAGACGGTGGAAGCGGTGGAATCAAGCGTTATTGCTACGTTTGATATTTTGCCCTCTCCTAGAGCACCATTTGGTGCACCCTCTATTGCATCATCCCTTCCGCAAGCGTAAAAATATGCCGTTGCTACACGTCCTTTGTGCTGTGGAGTTATAACAAATGTTTCTGTAATTTTTCTTACAGACGGCAACTTTTCGGCTTTTGTTATCGTCTCACCTTCGGTTACAATACACGGCGTACCGTCATCAAATCGGGAGTTAATCCTAAAAGCGTTACTTTTCGCTGTATCAGATGTGTATATATCATAAAATTTTTCCAAGGTGAATGTAAAGTCTAAAACGTATGTGCCAACAGGTAATTTATTTAATACATCTAATAACAGGTCTTCATAAATTGTTGCCCAGCCCACACTATTGAGACCTGCTGTTGTGCTTAGATTCTCCCCGCACCGTTCGACCCTCACGCTGTCCCTGCCCTTGATGGGACGAATGTTTTCAGGGCTGGGTGTTCCGCTTCCCTCTTGCGCGGGTTCCCACTTCGCCTTCACGCCCAGCGGGTATCCCGCCACAGGATAACACACAACAGGGTTGCCGCTTTCTTCCAGCGGCGGGCAGAGCATATCCACGATGTTCTTGCTGCTCCACGTATTTTCACCAATGGTGCTGTCATCGGGGTAAGCACGCTGCATCTGGTTTTTCAGCGTGCCAATGTCTTTCATCGCCTGACTGTAGTCAGAGGGCATCCCATCGACAAGGGTCTGTGCCTTGTCCGCACTGTTCTTGGCATTGTCGGCGAATCCCTTGGCTTGGTCTCTAACGGCCTCAGTCTGGGCCTTAATCTGCTCTGTTGCAGCCTTAACAGCTGTCACATCTTCCAAGAGCTGCTGAATAGTCTTGTACTCGTCGCTGCTGATAATAGCATTTTCAGGTAGAGGGTTTCTGTCGAAGTGCAGCCAGATGGGCGCACTGCCTGCAATGCCACCGCCGACAGTGATTTCAACAATCGGGTAATAGTCGCCCCATCCAGTAGACATCTGCGGAGTGACAGCAAAATATGCGCTCGGCATTCACGCCGAGCGCAGGATTGTACACATGATAGCCGTCGCGCTTGTCCATGCGGATGTTTACCTCTGCGACAGACGGGACTTTATACTCTGTGCCGCCTTTTTTGAGCGAAACGCAAAGAACAGGAATGGTCTGGTCATACTGAACCAGATTCACGGCCTTTTTGTCGGGCCTGCTGTCGAAGTCTACGGTACACGATTTGAGATGTGCTGTAGGCAACGGTTCATAAATAGTTGCTGCCATGTTTGGCCCTCCTCTTAGTAATAAATCAGCGTGATCTGGCGGTTCACGACGCCGTTTCCGCTCCATTCCATAGTGATGGTATTCCCGCTGATGTGCAGGAGCCCGATCTCCGAGCTATCCCCACTTTGCGCGATGTCGCGGATGCCGACCAGCGTGCCGCCCGTAAAAGTGTAGCTCCAGGGCCCAAAGCCTGTGGCCATGGTGATTGTCACCGTTTTCAACGCCTTTGCGCTCACTCTTCCGTTACCTGCGTGGTATCCGCCCGGGACTGTAACCGCACCGCCCGGGGATATCTCCCGGCTCCAGTTGCCTTGGTTTGTCATGCTGCCGCCAACGTTCACGCCCGCTTCAGCGCTCGTGAAATTGTTGCCCGCCAGAACTGCGGACGCAGGAGCAGAGCCGACAGGGATTGCAACCTCTGGATACCCTGCGCCAGCGTCGTCCTTATAAGCGCCCTTGGGAATACGCGCATTGAGGTTTCCGCTACCGACGCTGTAGGAGACAGGAGAGACGGTCTTGGGCTGTATAGGCAAATTACCAGTCTTGATTGTCTTATCTTTGGCGTAATACTTCTTACCGTCCAGCACATCATCAGGTTCGGCGGTAGCCAGTGCTAGCTTTGCATTGCCAAGACCACCGCCGCCGTTAAAATTTAGCTGTGTGCCATCATAGGTGAACAGCACCCATCTGTCTTTGACAATTGTGTCCGCGTCAACGTCGTTTGCGCCCACATACGCAGGAGCAGCCTTGCCATTGATGCTGAACGTGTCTCCGCTGGCGAACGTTGCAGGGGCCTTGAAGCGGCCCACAGCGCCAGAGCCAGTCAGTGCAAACGTGTTGCCTGTTTTGGCGCAGCTGTACACCTGTACAGTAGCAGATGTGCCAAGCCCCGCAGGGTCGTAGACATCTTTAAGCATGGTAGCGCTGCCCGCCTTAATAGCTGTAATCTCGTCCGCCATCGACTTGATAAGAGCTTCATATTGCTTTTGCAGCGTGCCAGTCGGCAGCCCGGTCACGCCGTCACGCATAAGGCCGCAGACACTTTCATCAAGCATCGTGTTGGTGACGTCTGCGGCGCTTACTGTGAGGCTGCCAGCAGGAACAGACACAGTGTATAGACCAAGCTCATAAAGCAGCTCGGAGCGCGTTAGAGTAGGCGCTACAGGACTTGAAGAGGGTGTGCCGGTCTTTATCTCAAACGTGCTTTCGTTAGTGCTCTTAGTGAAGCGAAGCACGATTCTGTCAATGCGGGAGAGCGCACCGTCCGCAATGGGGATTGCGACAGATACATTTTCCGTGCTAACAACGCTTTTTCCTTTAAACGTTCCGTTGTTAATCCAGGCCATGCCTGTCCCGATGGTGATTTTTCGTGCCTCTGTAACGGTTGCGGGGAACGATTCGGCAGCATATACACCGCTTGTGCGGGTGCAGAGGTAGGTCTCTGCATCTTCTGCCGTGTACTCCACATCGTTCAGAGGATATGTGATAATTGCCATTTAGTACCTCTTTGTAATTACAGGTGTCCCAAGTTCAACGCTGTACTGTGTGACATTGTTCTGCGCAGTAATAGTCTTTCCCATGATACGGACTTTCGCATTGATGCCCAGCTCTGGGAAAATGCAGGAAACAACGTCTCCCAAGTTCACGCAGTCGGAATCAATATCAAAGTCCAGCGTTTCAAGGCGCAGCTGCTCAAGCAACTTGCCTTTCCCGTACTCCACAAGCCGCGCTTTGTAGTCCTCTAGGCTTTCGTCGTTTTTCTGCTGCTCCTGCCGAGCGTCTACGTACATTTCGCGACGGTCAATGCCCGCTGAAGCCGTGTCGCCTGCATAGACGGTGATACGCTCGTCGCCTGTGCCCGCGCCAGAAACGATAGCGACATTCTTGTAGCTTGCTGTTGAGACGCAGTAGTCCAGATTGCCGACATTTTGAAACCATGTCGAAAACTTTACGGTCTGGCTTTCGCCCGGTTTGTATACCTCAAAAAGCAGCTTTCTATTCGGCTTGTCAAAGCGTAGCCTGAAACCAGCGTCAACGGCCTGCGCTATTTTTTCGCAGTATTCCTCAATGGTCTGGTCGGACGTTTGGGCCTCAAACTTGTCAGCAAGCCCGCAGGACGCGCCCAGAGCCACGCAGGGCCACGCTTGCATATCATGAATAAGAGTACGCATAGCGGTTTCTGCGTTGATATTTGATATCTCTGCGGTGCTTACGCGGTCAGATAAAAGCCGTGTTGCAGGAGCGCCGTTGACAATGATTTTGTTTCCCTCCGTCTGCACGGATTTTATAATCATAAGCGTGTCGCTGTCGTCGATTTCGCAGTAATAGTCCTCTTTTATGAGGTCGCTGTATTCCTGCTGCTGCGACAATTCCAGCTGGAACGTGCCAAGCTGATTATATTTTTCCGCCCAGACAAGGGAGACAAACGTTTCAATCTGCCCGAGCTTGTTCAGTTGAGGGTCGTATACTCTACATATCATCGAATACCCCCACATAGGCGTCATTATAGAAAACGCTCGTATTCAAGGCGTGTTCAGCGCCGTCCGTGTAGGAATGCTTGAGAATGTTGTCGCCCGCGCGAATGTAGTACAGGTTGCTTGCGTCATCGAGCTTTCCGTAGATGTTAGTTTCTACGTCACCGCTCGTTTTGATAACGGTCAGACGCTTGGATGCGCCCTCCCGGCTTACTGTGATATACTCGCCAGCTTGCAGTGATTCGTTGATTTTCAGCTTTTCCAGCGTGTTCACATTCGTGATTTCGGGATTGCTCAACGGAAGCTGCGCGTAGAAAATAACAGAGAACGTAACGTCCGTATCTCCGTCATTGATAAAGTTCATGAATGCACTGCCGTCTGTAACGCCGAACTTGTGCTTTTTGTAGTTCACCGGGAACTTGAAGGACGGCGTCAGCTTTCCAATCTGCTGCCCTTTGCGGTCAGCTGCCAGCCAGTAAGGGAAGGGGCAGAGAACCGTAAACTGAAAAGCAGCGTCAAAGCGGCGCTGCTTGAAAGCCGGGGTTTTCTTCACGGTGCAGTTGCAGTAATAGCCGTCGCCGAAATACAGCTTGCCGAATGAGTTTGGCGTCAGGGTGCGCAGCATTTTACGCTTCATCACTCTGCTGTCGCCCAGCAGGTAGCCGCTGACTTCCCGCGTGATTTCTCCGACAGTCGCGCTCTCAAAGGTCTTGCCGACCTGTTGAAAGCCCTGCGACAGCGCTACATCAACATCTACATCCGAAAGAGGGTCTATATTCACGATAGAACCGTAATTATAGCCAAAATACAGCGTTTCGCCGTCATCCCGCACAAATCTTGCTGTGTACATGCTTCACCCTCTTTCAAATTGCACCCATCATAAGCGCCCGCCGCTGCTCATACTGCGCCTCGCGCATAAGCTCTGCCGCAGTTTTGGCCTGACTGTAGATGTTTTGTATAACAGTCACGCCGCCAACAGCAGCGTTTTTCTCGCCTTTTCGGTAGCTGTCGGCCTCTTTAGCCGTCAGAACCATTTCCCCGCGATGCAGGTTTGCAACGTAGCCGTTATAGGGGACATAGTCCAGACCGCCAGCGTGGGAGCCGTTTGTCTGCACCGTGCCGGTAAAGCCGGAGACCATGCCATCTACAAAATTTCCGACCTGTTCTTTCAGCCAGCCGCCCATACTCTTAATACCCTCGAGCAAGCTCTTTGCCGCGTTCACGCCTAAATCAAAGATTTTGCCGGGTAATTCCTGAAGGCCCGTAACAACAGCATCTAGCAAATCTTTTGCGGCCTGTTCACCGTTTTTTCTCAATTCCTCGGCCCACTCTACGACTTTTTCAATCGTTTTTGTGAACCACTCTGCAATGTTTCCGGGCAACTGAGTAAAAAACTCAATTACGTTATTCAGGAACGTAGATGCAGCGTCGATTGCGTTGGACTTCATTTGCCCAGCCCATGCAATGACGTTCTGGATCGTGGTAGACAGGAACGTTAAAACGTTGCCGGGCAGTTGCGTAAAGAACTCAACTACATTTTGCAAGAATTGGGAACCAGCCTGCCGCGCATTCTCTGCCGTTTCTATCGCCCAAATTGCGATGTTTGCAAGCGCTGTGCCGAGAAATACGCCTAAGTTGTACGGGAGTTGCGAGAAAAATTCTACAACAGCATTGATAAAATTACTGCCAGCTTGGCGGGCATTTTCTGCCGTTTGTGTAGCCCAGTCAGCAATGCTCTGCACGGCGTTTGTCATGAACTCAGATATTTTATCGGGGAGCTGTTGAAACCACTCTATCGCACTGTTAATCGCCTCTGGAACGGTCTCGGTGAAGAATGTAACAACAGTGGTCTTTACGAACTCAAAAATTTCGTTGACTTTATTTCTGAAATCTTCGTTCGTTGCGTACAGAGTGGCAAATACTCCGATCAGAGCCGCAATCAGCGTGATTACGATTGCAATCGGGTTGGCTGACATAACGGCGTTGAGCGCAGCCTGCGCAGCCTTGAGTTTGCCTTGCGCCAAAGAAAGCAAATCAATTTTCCCCGTAAGCAGCCCAACGACAACTTCCGACCCTTTGAGCGTGCCATCCAAAGCGCCTTGTGCAACCTCTGAATCAGAAAGGCCCATGCTGAACAGAGATACGGCAACTTTAGCCTCGTCGAAAGCGGTCACCATTTTCTGGATTTTCGTTCCTATTTGCCATCCAGCAATAGCAGTGCCAACCGCGCCAATGGCAGGAGCTAAGGTTTCTATAACAGGGATTACTTCGTTGACCGCCTCTTTGACTTCATCGAAAATGTCAAAAATTACACTAAAATCAGAATTTTCGATTGCGCTTGTCAGCGCATTTACTATCGCGTCGCCAAAAAAAGAGAATAATTCCTCAATGATTGGCTGTAACTCGTCTGCCAAAAATCCAAGGCCGTTAAATAGTGCCTCTATCCCTTCTACGACGGTTGGCATCATGCTTTCGATAACAGTGCTGACTACAGGGGCCAACTGTGCACCTATCTCGGTCATGGCGTTAATCAGCGTTGGGACAATTTCTTGAATACGCGGCAAAATGTTTTGAGCAGCAGTAAGAAGACTGTCTACGAAATTATTGATTAGCTGCTGAACATCCTGTTCTGGGTCTGCAATGCCTGTAAGCAGATTTTCCCAGGCGCTCTTCATCGAAGCTGTACTACCTTGGATGGTAGTTGCAGCTTCTTTGCTGGTCGTCCCCATAATATCCATGTTTGCCTGTACGACGTGAATCGCCTGTACAATATTCGCATAAGACATACTGGTTGCATCAACCGTTACGCCAAGTTCCGCTTGAGTGTCCTTCATGGCAGCGGCTTCTTTTATCAACCGCTTCATTTCAGCCTGCGTGCCACCGTAGCCGAGCTTTAAGTTGTCAAGCATGGTGTAGTTCTGCTTTGCAAAGCCGTTATATGCGTCTTGGATGGACGAGATGTTAGTGCCCATCTTGTTCGCATTATCGGACATATCCGAAATTGCAGTATTCGCCATTTCAGCGGCTTTTTGTGTATCGCCGCCCAAACTTGAAACCAGAGCCGCAGCAAACGATGTTGATGTCTCCATGTACTCGTTTGCAGACAGGCCAACGTTCTTGTACGCGTCCTTTGCATAGCCCTCAATAATACCTGCGCTGTCCTTGTACAAGGTTTCTACGCCGCCGACAAGCTGCTCATAGTCTTCGTAACTGCTCAGGGATGCTTTTCCAATATCGAGAGCTGCACCTGCTGCCGATTTTCCAACAGATACAATCGTGCTTCCCACAGCTTTCAGGCCATCAAAAACTGCATTTCCTAGAAACGTTCCGCTGAACACATCCCAAAAAGATGTTGTTTTGCCGCTTGCATCGTTTAACTGCCGTTCATAATCATCTGTATTAAGACTTAATTTTGCGTTTAGATTAAATACGTCCAACTTCTCACTCCTTTCTTGTTGATTTTTTGTTAGCCATGCTGTATTCTAGCTTTAGGAGGTGTTTTGCTATGGCAAAAGCTAAAAATGCAGTTATCGCAGGAGATTACGTCGGAAAGAAGGTCAATCTTTCTTTTGGTCGAGTTCAACTCGACATGGGATTGATGCCCGCAATCACATTAGACAGAAGCACCGTTGCAGATTATTCTGTTATGGATGAATCTCAGAAGAAGTCTATGTCTTCTGGTGTGATGCGTGGTCTTGTTGGCGGCGCCATTCTTGGGCCTGCTGGTCTCGTGGCTGGCGCAGTCACCGCAAAACAAAAAGGCATTTATCAGATTGCAATTCAGCTGAAAGAAGACCCCCAGTGGGTTGCAAGCGGTAAACGCTTTTTAATCGAGGTAGACGATAAAATCTACAAAGCCATTATGACAAACTGCTTCTAAAATGAGCCGCCCTATTTTTGGGGCGGCTCTTTCAGTTTTCTCAGCTTGTTCTTCATGTGTTCTTTGATTTCATCCGCTGTTCGTGTTTCTTCTGGCGGCGGATTGATTATATCCCAGTACCTTTTCGGCTCGCTTTCTGTTTTTATCATGTTTTTTGTAATCGTGATAAGTACATCCGACATATAAACACGATATGCCACTTCATCCGTTTTTTCTTTGATTCGGTATGGCAGTGCCGACATAAACGCACGGGCGCCCAGTTTCGGCATGCTTAAGATTGCGACTATTACGCTTTCTGCGCCGTACCGAAAGACTGTTTGAAAAAATTAACGAATTCCTCGTCTTTCAAAAGCTCGTTAATCTGCGCCAACGTGCTTAAGAAACCCTGCTTTCCGCATTCTTCTGGGGTGAGGCCGTTAAACAGAGAAAGAATCGCATATACGTCTTCTCTGTGGTCTTTCAAGAAGATGGGAACAAGATTCACAACGCGCGTAAGGCCGAACCTATAGACGTCAATCTGCGTGTGTTCCCCTTTGGGAAGCCTGCGTTGAACCTCTGCAATGAGGTTTTTGTCATCGGCCATGTTCTGGATATGAGGGGCGGCGATGCACAAGACATCGCAGGTCTCGTCGGTAGTCATCTGAGAAAGCAGTCTCATTTTTTATCCCTCCGCGTCGATGCTATAGAACTCCATAGGGACAACGTTTTGCGCAGTGATGGAGACATGGCCAGTCAGCTCACAGGAAATCTGCCCCTTGCCGCTCTTGGTAGTCTGCAACGAGAAGCCACCAGTGGACAAAGCGTTTTTCAGGCAGATAGCAACGCAGCCACCATCGGCGCGGTCACCCACCCACCACAGTTCGTCTTTAAAGTCGGTCTGCTTCAAGTCGCGGCGAGGCGTAATCTTGTTTGTGGTAACGTCTGCACTGCCCAGAGCCATCTTGATATTATCAGGGGACGTGCCAAGAGCCTTGAAGGACATTTTGCACTCCCAGCTGTCCAGATGTTTCAGCTCTTTGGTATTGACCGGGCAGTTGTCAACGTCTTCGCCCAAGTCGGAGAAGGTAGGAACGCAAGTGGCATTGATTCCGCCAGTAGTGGCGCAGATAATGTCGCCGTCCTGCGGGGCGGCAATGCTTGCGGGGTTGAATGTTTTCAACAGCACACCAGCGTCAAGCTGCAATGCGTCGAACGTATCTTTAGGAATAGCGGTAAATTTACCCATATTTTCACCTCAATTTTGGCATAAAAATTCGGCGGTAATGTTCAAATACCGCCGTTTAATGTTTTTGTCTGTTTCATCTGCCAGCGCTTGACAGAAAGGAGAACCGCGCCGAATCCAAATGTAGCCACCGTCAAATTTCAGCAACTTGCCGCCGATGCCGATAGAGTCCGAGATTTCCTGCGCTTTGGCATTTGGGACAGCCTCAGACGTCGTATAGAACCACAGGTTCACCGTAAGCGACGGAGCGCCTCCTTCAGCGTCAAAGACCGCATCATAAGTCAAGTATGGGAGTACAACGTCGTCCGGAACGGCGTTTGTAGCATACGCAGGAAGAAAGCTATCGAAAAACTGCTGTAGTGCAGCGCCCTTTGTCATTTCGGCAGCCCTCCCATGCGTTCAGCCGTAAAGCTCATTAAGTTGCGCAGCATAGAGGAAGCTGTTTTCGGGGCTTGCTTTTCTTCCGGGCGGCTTGTTACGCGATAATATGCGCCCGTTTCAATGTCCTTGTAGATGCTGCCATACTCAATCGGCACATCCCTGTTGACAACGCCGGTATATACGCTGGTCACGCCCTCTGCTTCTGCACGGCGAGCTTCCAAACTGCTATCCAGCGAAACGAAATTGTCAAACTCCGCGCCCTCTGCCCACTCGACAAGATAGCCACCTTCGCCGTCCGGCTTTGTGGTCTTGTCCATAATACAGCAGCGACGCGAAAACGCATCAAGTAAACTCATAATGATACCTCACATCGCCATTTGGCTCTCTATCTGCAACGACGCGAGCATTGCTTGCGTTCACAAACATTTCAACGATTTTTAAGCATCCCTCAGCTGTAGATTTATCAATGTTCATGCTGAGATTTACAGTAACATCGACGCCGAGTTTATCGGTTCTCATTACAGTTTCCTCCACTTGTTCAGCTGTGATGCAAATATACCTTGCCAGCCAGGCAGAGAGCCGCCAGAACCGCCGCCCGCAGTAGATTTAGTGTAACTATACCCCGCAAAGCTCTCGCTTTGAAATGGGCTATTTGCGGCGTTCTCGTACTGCGTGCGCCACGCCTTGATTTCTTCTTCAAGGTGCAGAAATTCGGCAGGCACGGCCATGGCCCAGATAGCCCCGTCAAAGGTTTCATCCCTCAACGAGCAGTTACCGTATTGATACACACCATCGTTCAGAACGCTGCCCACAACGCGGAAATATTGTCCGGCACGCAAAAAAGGGAGCGCAATGCTCCCGCCCTTGATGCTGAACTCGCCCAGATGGACGCCATTCTGTGTGACAAACCAGTTCCGGCACTCCCTCATCAATTCTTCAAGCATTGCACTCCCTCTTTTTTACTGTTCTGCCTTGACAGTTTTTGCGCTCCGGGTTTCTGCGGGCGTAATGGTGGCAACGGCGATACCGTCCAGGTACTCAGCCCACAGCTTCATGCCCATAAGAGCGTACATATCGCCAGTTGCGCGGCTGTAGTCGCCGTCAACATGCACGCCAATCAGGTTGGTTTCGCCCTCGACGGTATAGTTCAGGCCCAGCTTGGCGAAATCGCTGTCGGCGGGGTCGATGTAGTACAGGTCGATGTTCTCAACAGGGACGGCAATAACCTTGTTGCGGGCGATGTACTTTGCGGGCAGCAGGAACAGGGTGGAATAACCCATGAAATTCTGAACATAGGTCAGGCCGAAGGCGGTCTGCGTGGTGATTTCCTTGTCGCCCAGATAGCCGTAGAAGTCCAGAATGTTGGCAAAGCCGACAACCTCGGTAACATCACGATCCATGCTGGCGAACTTGTCCAGCACGTTGCCCTTTGCCAGAGCAAGGCCCTGCTGCCAAGTGGTAGCAGCTACAGCCAGAGATCCAGTGTTCAGGAAGGTGTAGAAGTCGCCCAGAACCTTGTTCTGCAGGGCGACAAGGAACGCCTCGTCTGTCTTTTCAACGGCAACATCTGCGCCGTACTTGGCGACTGCCTCAACGGACACGCTCTTAGCATACTTAGCAATCTCAATGTCGCCGTAGGTTTTGGGCTCGACCTTCATCTTGGTCAGCGGAATCTCATCGCCCTCGGCAACGGACGTACCGCCAGCCAGAGTGCCGTCAACAGTGGCCTCATAGGAGACCAGCTTCGTGCCTGGGGCCTTGCGGATGGGGCGCATAATGCCCATGATGGTGCGCAGCGCGTCCCAGTTTTTGCCAAAGCGGGTGACAAAGTCAACCTCGCGGGCATTGACAGTAATCTGGGCGGCGGTAGTCAGGTTAGTTTTTGCAGCCATATTTTGGCTCCTTTCTGTTAATCGTCAGATTCGTTTTGCATGAGGTTCACAAGCGCCGCCTGCCGCTCGGATGTGGACAGTACATAACGGCCCTTGTCGTCCGTCTTGTAGATATCCTCCCGCGTCAGGGCCTTGCCGCCATTGTTGGCAGGGGGAGTAGACGTGTCTGCGCCTTTGGTGCTGCTCTTGGTGATGTACTCGCCATAATCGGTCTTGAGGCTCTTTTCAAGCTCAGCAGCGTCTTTGATAGCGCCTTTATCGTCCAGTTCCAGCTTGTCCAGCAGGCCGTCTCCCTTTGCAAGGCGTGCGACAGAGGAAATCCGTTTTTCAGAAATGCCGATTTTCAGCAGGACGTCGGACAGCGCCTTTTCTTTGGCAGCTGTTGTTTTCTCGGCGTCAACGTTGGCCTTGTATTCCACGAAAGCCTTGTGCTCTGCTTCATACTTAGCCTTGTAACCGCCGTCGCCCTGCGCTTTAAGGTCGTCCAACTCCTTCTGAACGCCCGGCAGCTTTTCTGCATCGGCTTTATACCGCGTAACGTCGTCCTTCAGCGGGTCAACAACGCCCAGATGGAGCGCCACCAGCTGATTTTCAATTTCGTCAGTGCAGCTTTCGCCAATGATTTTACGGATTTCAGCGCGTGTAAATTTTGCCATGGGGGTTCTCTCCTTTTCTTCGGTGGCGGTTCTTCGCCATTTGAGTTTATTTATTCAAAACAGCAGTGCTTCGCTGTTTTTGCGTATAAAAATAGCACCTGCCGCAAACGCGGTAGATGCTAATAAAAAGAGCCGAGAGGCTTATTTGCCTTTCAGCTCTGCTTCGATGATTCTTTTGTACTGTTCGCCGTGCTCGGCAACGGCAGGCTTTATAAAAGGCTGTGCGCGTTGCCCGTGTGTCAGATGCCAATCGCCTTTTGCGTCCTGATACGTCCACGGTGTTTGTCTGCCGCCGGGATAATAAACGCCTGTGCCGCACTCCACATAAACTGCATACTCGCTATTTGTGCCGATATATGCAGCCTTTTCGCCGTCGCTGACAGTATGTGTAATGCTGTTGCGCAGGTTGCCTGTGTCGACGGGGCACAGCTTTTTTGCGTACCCCTCACCCACAAGCCCGCATTTTTCCAGCGCCCGCTGGCAAGCTGATTCCAGCGCTTCCAATACCTCATCGCTGTGGTCTTCAAGTGTGATTTTCATCGTTTTCTAAGCGCATAACAACGCTATATTCATCCATAATATGGCATACCAGCGTTTTCCCAGCTCGAAGATTTTTGATGTCATCTTCTGTAATAATTACATCATCATATCCGAACATAGATATGTGCTTTTTTGCTTCATCAGCTGTGTCGTAAGCTGTAAACTTTTCACTTGATGTATCCCCTAAAAATCTTTTTATTGGGTTCATGGCTCTTACCTCCTACTTTTTAAGTGTGATTTTTATCGCTCAATTCTCGCTTCACCGTTCTTGTCTTTAACGATTTCATCTTTGTAAAATTCATCGTAAGACTGTACGGCTTTAGTAGGTGCTTTTTTTGTCAGCTTGTAACAAAATTCCGCTTCGTCGAAATAGTACCAATCCTTATTTCTCATAAAATATGGTTCGGTTTTCATTTTACAAGCCCCTTTCTTTCAAGCCATACCAGCATAGCCTTGCCAAGCTCGTTAGGCGCACCAAGCTGGCTGTTTGCAAATACCTCCGCAAAAAATTCTGCGTAATTTGTTCTTCCATACCGAGAAATATTATCTCCCAATTTGAAGTTTACATTAGCTTCTTTTGCAATGTCAAGTATTTCTGCGCAACACCTTTTTTCTGTGTCTGCCCATATCTTTTTATATTGCTTAAATATTGCCTTTTCCGTTTTCTTGCTATAGTCAATGGTCGCTTTTAGCTTTTCAAGCCCATAATCTTCCATAGCCTTTTTTATGACAGTATTCTGTACCATGTGGCCATATTCATGCGTTACAGTGTATATTGATGCATTTTCCTTCAAAGCTGGCATTATATATCCGCTTTCTATCTGAGACAAAGTTTCGGCAACATTGCTTTTATAGCTGTTAAAAGCTATGGGACACAAAGACAGATTTTGGTTTGTTGGGTCTGTGACTTTCGCACCTACGTATGCATCTGTCGCTCTGCCGCCTGATACGGAGCATATAGAGCCCGTGGACTTCTTAACAGCACCGAATGTTTGTTCGAGATTATGCAACTGCTTTGTGCAATCAATGGCGAGCCTTTCATCAACATTGCGAACAAAAGAATCCTCAACAAGGTTGAACCCAATATCATTTAGCAACGCCTCTTTGCAGTCTTGCATTGAATGCAAATTAAGTTCAGCTTTTTCCTTGACTATTGCTTGCTCTTTCTTCCAGCCTGCCCATTCTGCATAGGTTATATCTTCCACAAGCACAGATTCCCCCGTTTCTGGGTCAATAGCGCGTCTGCCGCCGCTGCTTGTGTCCTCGCCGTCAACCTCCGCAATCTGGGTGCATCGGCAGTTATACACAAGATAGCCCGGTGCAGAAGTGTCGCCGGGGTACATAAGCTCGTAACCGTCAACCTTAAACGGCTTGTCAATGTCTACTGTCTGGCCGTCAAGCATTGCATGCGCGTGGCGTGTTCTGCCGTCCAGCGTTGCCAGCCAGCGCTTTTTAAGCTTGATGCCCATATCTTGTGCGGCGCGGTAAGTATCTAGCCGCCCCGCGTTCTGCGCCCCTGTGACCGCCGTTCTCGCCGTTCTAATGGCGCTCGTGCGGTTCATGTCCTGCATACGCTGTTGCAGGTCGTTGGCGATTTTCGGTATGCTTTTGCCTTGCAGAATGGAGCTTGTCACGCTGGCTATAATTTGTTGCTTGCCGTACTTCAGGTCAATTCCGCGCTGCAACGCCCGCTTTGGCGGGTAATACGGCATCAAGTCAGGCTGTTCCACAATCAGACGTTTCACTGTCTGCTCGTCCCACAACGTAAAATCGGCACTCGGCGAAACCTGCTCGATTTTGTACGCAGCATAATTGCGGTTTAGGCTGTAAATGCCCGGAGTGGCGTCGTTGACGTATGCCACAGCAGTTGTATTTGCGTCGGTGTATCTTTCTGCCACCTTGTCCCGCAGCGCCGTAAAACGTTTGCCGCGCCCTATCTGCGCAAGCCGCCATTTCTTGTACTGCTGTTCGGTGATTTCGCCTGCATCCAGCTTTTCTTTCATGGCTGCATCACGCTTCTCAAATTGCTCAAAATAGGCTTTCACCGTGTCAGTCAATTCGTCAGCAGCTTCTTTGTACAGCTTTACAATGCGCTTTTCCAGCTCTGCAAGCTGCTTGTCTGTCATTCTGTGCGCATAATCTGGTTTCATTTACGTCTACTTCCACGTCGACTTGCTGTTGCCTTTCTCTGAGCCCGTTTGTTTCCACCCATCTGCGCATCCATTGTATTTAAGAAGTTGCTTGTTGCTTTTCTATCAGCTCTATAAGCCTCTTGTTTTTTTTTCATATTGCTTTTTATTATATGTTTTTACGCCATATCCCAGATTTTGCGCGTTTCGCATGATTTTTGATGCTGATAAATTGATAGAATCACCTTTTTCGCTATAAACTTTGCCGTTTTTGACAACATACCCAGCGCGTGCTCCATCCATATCAATATCAAACGCAACAACGCCGCGCGGTGTTCCACCGCCACCTCTACCGCTTCCTGAACCTCTACCGCCCATTCTTACATCTCCTTCTTACTTGCTTATAATATGGTTGAATCCTCGTGACGTTCCAATCAAATTCTTCAGGGCATTTTCCATACCACAAAATATCACTGGGTTCAAGCCTTGCCAACGCCGCCCGAACGCCTTTTTCAAACAACGCTTGATTATGCTTGTTTTGCTGCGTTCCCACGCTGGATATTGCCACAATCGAATGTTTCGGCTCACCATCAAAACACCATTCATAGCTTTTCTCGTCGCTCCAACACAAGGTTGGCACAACGTGAATCCCGCATTGCTGCCAGTATGCCGCCAGCCAGTGCTTGCGATAGTGATTGTATATCTGCATAGCAAGCGGCATATCTGTATACATTGAAAAATCAGGCGCACACACAGCGCCAAATTTTCGCAACAGAGGAATGTACTTGTCCGGCTGATTCCACACCCTTTGGAATTGATAATCATCCACGAAAAAGTGAACGCCTTTTGTTGCGCAGTCCGTACAGGTTTTAGCAAAGTTGAACGGAATCCATTCCAGATGCCGCACATCAATGTGTTCCGGCTGGATAATCGGCGCATCGTATTTGCCAATGCCTAAAAAGTTAGCTTTGTCGAGGTTTTCAAAATTCAGCATAATCAGGTTTTCTCATTTTTTCTTAACTTTTATACCAAGTAACCATGTTCCGCTTAGCTCTGTAAGAATGTTCGTTTTATAGCCCTTGTGCGTCTCCAGCAAAGCAAGATTTCGCCGTTCTGTTTTGGTCATTTTTGACGCATCCACAAAAATCTGATTTCTTTTGTCAAACCCTTTTGTTAAGGAATTCCTGTATTTATCAAGGTCAACGCCGGATTGATGTTTTACCCACGGAACAATGTCCTTTGCGGTTTTCAAAGTCGGCGCGGCTGTTTTTTCTCTTGTTACCTTTTTAGCGTTTTTTACAGGGTTGCCAAATCGGCTTTTAGGCTTATCTGCCCCTCGCCTGCCGCTTCCAGAGCCACGACCTCCCACTTTGATTTCCCCCTTTCAATCTCTTGTCATTCTTCTTCATTGCCGTTCAGTCCTTCTCACGGCTGGTTCTGCGGTTCGTTAGGTTGCGAATTGTTAATCGTGCGGTCTAGCTCCTCTGCCGCCTTTCGCTTCATCAAGTCTTCAAACTGGTCTGAGTCGCCGAGGATGGTCAATAGCTTGCGCGTGATGTACTCGTCGTCGTAATATTCCGCTCCGAGCAAGACCGTCTGTGCCTCTTCCTGCTTGTTGATAATCTGGTTGCGCGTGTATGTCGGCTCGTCATCAAGACTGGCAACCGCCAAAATGCCCTTGATGCAGCGCGTCACGCAGCTTTCAAACTTGTCTGTTTTCAGGTCGAGTGGCACATAACTGGCCTTGATAGCCGTTGCAGTTTGGTTTCCAGCGCTGACAGCCGCAGAATCAAAGGCCTGAAAGTCCTCATATAGCTTTTTGGTGAGCATATCAATAGTCGCCTGCGTGCCTTGGAACGGCGCTTCGATGCTCTGTGGCGTGGCCTTCGCGCCCTCTTCACCGTCAGCGTGGGCGACATGGGTAGTTTTCAGACGCTCAATGAACTTTGTATCGTCCTGCTCGTCCATGCCTCCGCAGTTGGTCAGAACCCAGAAAATCAGGTTGCCCTCGTCAACATTGTTTACCATGTTGGAGCTTGCAAGGTCGAGCGCGTCAATGGTATTCTGTCGCCCCTGTAGCTCGCTGTGGGCCTGCTCGCCGTTTTTCAGCGGGATAATGGGAAATCCGGGATAATTCTCACCGTCATAAATTTCTGTGCCGTCTGCCTCGCTGGTGCGCAGCTTCAACTTGTAGGCGCGTTTCGGCTTGAGAATCGCCATATCATCGCTTTTTGGCTTTAGATACTCTGTGTAACCGTCAAGCTCGTACAGCGTGGCGCGTAGCGGCTTATTGTCTGCCACCTGCCAGAAACGGATTCCGGCTTTAATAGATCCGTCTTCCTCGTCGTACAGGGGAACAAATTCCTCCGCTACGAACACCTGCACATGGTCGAGATTCCAGAACACGAAAGACTGCCCGTCAATCAAAGCATGGCGGGCAGCGTCCATAATATCTTCGTCAAACGTCGCACCCAGCGCCTTTTTTGTCTCCGGCTTCTGAAATGAAACGCCGTTGCCCAGCAAATACGAAACTTCTTGGTCTACGACCAAGCCAAAAAACTTGCTTGCGATCTTGTGATTTGCCGTGTACATGTCACGGTGCGCCTTGCCCTGCATGTCGTAAATGATTTTCTCGTATTTGTTGATTGTAGGGTTTTCTCCGTGGTAATACTTGTTGGCGTTCGCTGCAAGGCGTGTGCTATGGTCGGCCTTATACTCGTTGATTGCGCCCAGTATGAAACTCCTGCGGGCCTTTTCGTCCTCGCCAACCGCTACAAAATCTTGGTATGTTTTCACGTCTTATCACCGCCTTTACACGAAAATGCTCTTGTATCTGGTTTCGGCGGTGTCTCCCGCCTTGTTCGCTGTGCTTTCCATCGCGTACCGCACCGCATCAATGTGATGGTTGTTTAAATCCGGGTAGCCTTCCAGAACTTCTCCCGTCTTGCCGTCCCGCTCGTATTCATACTCGCTGAACTCTTTTGCCGTGTCCGGGCAACGTTCTGGGTCAATGACAATAGCTTTTAGCATTTGCAGCCACTTTGTGCCGTATCGAACCGATTTCGGCCCTTTTCGGGCCGGGAACGTCTTCACGCCGTACTTGTTATAGTCAGCAATAGATTTTGGCTCGGCGCTATCCGCGCAGACTTTATCCTCACGTGTCAGCCCTTTATCCAAAAGCAGTTGCGCCGTGTCTCTGTTGCTGGTTCTGCGCCGCGTTAGCTCGTCAAAGATGTATAGCGTTCTACGTGCCGTGTCATAGTGCATCGCATTGTACGCCCAGGGGTCAGGATACCAGCCCCAGTCCACGCCGCGTTTGATGCGGTCAAAGCTGGAAATCTGTTCATCTGTGATTTTCTCAATGCGCAGATTCTCAAATACTGCCGTGCCGCTGCCAACAACCTCGCCAAGATACTCATGCCGGTATGCTGTTTCGTTTGTGCGCTGCAAATATTCAGCATCGGCAAGAAACCGCTCTCCGAGCCATTCTGCGGGCGTTGTTTTGTAGGTGCTATGATGTATCAGCTTTCCATCGCGGGCTTTCAGTGCGTAGCCGTTTGCCCAGTTCCGCGCCATTGCTGGCGGGTTGAAGCTCTTGAACGTGATGAACCAGTCGCCGCCGCGCAGGCATGACTGCTCCACGTTTCGGATTTGCTCTTCCCCGTCAAACTGGTCAAGTTCTTCAAACCAACAGATGCCGATATAACCAAACGGCACTTTGATTGACTTTACCTTTCCTGGGTCATCAACGCCGAAAAAAAGCACCTTTTGCCCAGTAGGCAAATAGGTGCATTCCATCGGGGAGACCGTGCAACGAAAATGGTCGTGCAAGCCAAGCTCATTGATTGCCCATACGATTTGCGCATAAACGCTTGTGCGCAGTGTGTTTCCGACCTTGCGGAAAACCGCCGCGTGGCATTGCGGATGCTTTATAAGCTGCAAAATTAGCTCTATGCTAATATAGCTGGATTTTGTACTGCCGCGCCCGCCCTTTGCGACAAGCTCTTTTACATTGCCTGCCTTGATTTCACGGTGGACTTTGGCGAAGCAAGGGGAAACAACGCCAGATAACTTACAAGTCATCTATGATTAGCACCTCGCTATCCTGATGTTGTTCCGGCTTATCTTTCCATCCGAAATTTGCTCTCAAGCTGAACTGTGCGCCGCCGGAGCCGTCTTTGTCGTACAATCTTTCTTCGGCGTACTGTTCACAAATGGTCTTTGCGCGCGTAATCGTGTCAACGAACTCTGGTTTGTTTTGGTAATTCAAAAGCGCCTGCCTTGATGTGAACCCAAGTGCAAGCGCCAATCCTGTTACAGTAGGCGGCTTTTTATCGTCATAGATTATATAGCCGTTTTTATTTCGCATCGGTTTGCCGTTATCGTATAAAAGCGGCTTTCCTTTACAGGCTTCAAAGTAGGCATCAATCTTTTCTTGCATTGCCTTTACGCTTCTGTATTTAGGTGGCGCGCCACCCGGATTTTTTCTTGATGCCACTTTGTCACCTCGCTTTACAACACAAAAAGCCCACACAATTTGTGTAGGCTTATATCCCCCAAAACCCCTTTGCGCCGGAGGAAAAGCGCGTTCCCGCCCTGTCGGTTTTTGCTGCGCCGGCCTCACCCGTTGCGGGTAGCAATTCCGCAACGCTTTTACGGTTTTTTAGATGTCACCGCAAAACGACCCGTCCTTCTCCGCTTTCGTAATCGGTGTGCATCGGGTATGCGCCCTCTTGTTATAGGCTATGCATCGTCGCTGATTCCGATGTGTCAGGTTATCTATCGCGTTTTGCCTGCGCCGGGCTTTCACCGGTGGGAGAGACCCAGCATGTGCCCTCAGCCGGAATTGAACCGGCACACCAAGGCTCTTGCCGTTGAGCTACAAGGGCATGTGCGGCTTGCCGTTTGCACGACCATTGTCATCATTTGTGAGGTATACCGCGCACTCTCACACAGACAGGCTGCGACCCTGCCGTCTGGTACTGCACATAGGTCTTGCACCTTTGCCACGCCGTAGCTTGCGGAACGAAGCGCCCTTGCCGTATTGACTTGTCAGGCCAAGTTTGCGGCTGGCTATGCAGCATATAAAATAGCGCCGCATTCGGAGTGACAGCGCCAGCCTTTACCCGGCACGGTTCTGCTGAACTTACCCGCCAGCAGATGCGGGAAAATTGAAAAATTATGCGGAAAAGACTTGACCTTTTCCAGATATTATTTTCCTGTGCTCGACTTCGTGCGGACAAGCGCAGCATATAAAATGCCGGTCTTTTCCGGCTGTCAGCTATGAAAACAGGAGAATTGAAATGGTAAAGAAAAGAGGTTTTAGCAATGTCGTAGGCTGTCCCGTTTCTACATCATCCAGCATATCTATAATAGCAGGTTAAAAGTGAACTGGAGTGCACAGATTTTCAATTGCAGCGCGGTGTAATTTTTTTGCCCATCGCTCGGAAATATTTAGATTTATAGCAATTTCCCACCAATACGGTGTGCCGACAATATACCGCTCCCGCAAAACGTCCCGCTGCATTTGGTCTTGCACAGAGTTTATTGCGGTTTCAATTTCTTCCCTTTGCATCTCGGTGTCAATAATCTGCTTGTATAAAGCTTCTTGGCGCTCCATGATTCTGCAAACGGCATCCTCGATTTTATTTTTACCGCCAGAAGACACCACAACGGGGGATAATGCTTTCGTGGTCACTGTTGCCCGTTCACGTTCGCTCTGTATCTGCTGGCGCAGCTGCCGTTCATGATTCCTGCTGCGTTGGTATCTCCATAGCCACATTTTCTTTTGGTTGAATTCTTCTCTAGTCATTGGCTCTCCTTTCTTCCAGTTTCATGCAGCGCGGAAGCGTGCAAATATCGCCATTCTTCCACTCGCATGTCGCGCAAAGATGTTTGCGGGCGTATTCATCAACTAGTTGCTGTTTTGTCATGGGGTCACCTCCGTGGGTTCGGGGAGCGGCAGTCTGTCTTTAACGCTTATCCAGTCACTCATTTGCGTTCACCGTCCATTGCGCCATACACAGCAGAAAGTATTGCATCCTTGAACACATCTTTTAAGTCAATATTATTTTCGGCAGCCACAGGCATCATTTTTATGTCTCTTGTTACATATGTCGTTTTTACAACAATCCAAATTCCGTTCAAAAGCTCAACAGAATATCCAGTTGTCATAATTCCTTCCTCACCTGTTTTAACAAAATAGCTTTCATAGCTCACCCAAGGGCTTTTATAGACCTTCATTTGTGTTCACCATCCTTTTTCCACAGAACATACAATACTTCATTCTCTTTTCGCTGGTGCGCCACTCTGTTTCGTGGCAAGCGGAGCATTCGTATTCGTGTTCTCCGCAAACATACCCACGGTCAATCCATTTTGCCGTAGGCCGCAGTGATTCCGGGTCAACAGTTGGTGCATCATCCACCAGACCGAGCACATATTCGACACCAGCTTTATATGCCTGATATCCGCTGCCGTCATAGCCACAGCCGCTCATGCCAACCGAACGCAATATGCCGTTCGCGTCAACGAGCCGCACAGGGTCTTTTGGCTGGCTTGCGCCAGGAATCGGGCATCCTATTGTTGTGCTCATTCTGATACCTCCTCTACATAGGCCATGCTCTGGCGCAGATTGAGAAATTTCGGATTGAGAACACAAACCGGTGCGACAGCATGGCTCATAAACGTTTCGTCGCCGCGCAACTTACCACCCACGCTCACACAGCGGACGTGGCCGAAATCCTTGCCACCACAATACCACGGCGTTGCAGTCCAAATCCAGCTGTCGTAGTGCGGGATGTAGTCGCTGTACTTTCGGTACTCGTCACAAGTGAGGATGAAAACAGAGTCCTGTACAGTGCCATAAGCTCTGTCTCCGTTGTCGGCAACAAGGTCTACAGTATGTGCCAGTAGACATTTTCCACCAAAAACAGCGTTCGCCATATCAGATAGAATCCCACGCACATTACTGGTGCGGTAGTCATTCCAGTTGCCAAGCTTATCGGCAAATTTATCACTTGGGCAGAACTTTACATCTTTTCCCCAAGGTTCAGCCATAATTGCCAACAGGCCACCGTCAGGGTGATTCGGGTCAAGGCAGACCCACTCAAAATTCTTGAACATGAAGTGTTCGCCGGGTCGCAGAATTGTAATGTTAGTCATTGTCGGTTACCTCCGTTCTGTGATTCCACAACTCAATCGCGTCCTGCTCGTTTTTTATGAGGGCAGTTCCGATGCGGCAGTAGTTGCACAGCACTGCATACCTGCCTTCATAGCTTACATATAACCCGGCTGTAGAACCACAGAACGGGCAAGGCTTTAGTTCGATATCATCATCAATAAACGTTACCATTGTCGGTTACCTCCGTGAGCCAGTAAGTCCTTTTGCATTCGTCACATTCCATATTGCCGCAGCATTTTTTCATTTCTTTTTCGATGCTGCATGGCGATATATCTATAACATCTCGACAAAGGTCGGCATTAGGGAACATCTTCAAAAACTCGCTTTGGCGGGTCTTGGCGGGATGCTATTTTGCCCATTCCTCGACTATTTTCACAACGCTTTCTCCATTTCTGCCGATATAGCGAATTGAGCACTTGCCATCTCCAAGCGGGCAGCTTTCACACGAATGACTTTTACAAATCCAATCTAACTGTTTACAAAATTCCATTGCGTCCATAGTCTTACTCCTTATCCAGCCCGCGGACTACATACTGCCCATAGGTCAGGCCAAGGGCGGCGGCTTCTCGGGTACATTGTTCGATAGGTTTTATGGTTTTCTTAAGGCAGGGATGCGCGGCGGGTTTCTTGCTTTTTTTCAAAACGCCGGCATCCCTGCGGCGCTGGTAAGATGCCTGCGCGCTTTTGATAGTGCGCTTGCGGATGCAGGAATCGCAATAGCGCTTTGTAGGATGTACATCCCACATGATTTTCCCGCAGGTCTTGCAGAATTTTGTTGTGGTCATAGCGGCTCCTTTGTTTTGGGCGCTTCAATGCCGATGCTTTGCAGCGTTACCTGCGCCCAGAGGTCGGCAAGCTGGTCATTGCGGTACTCGTTGTATTTATCAGCAACGGGGCCGACCATTGCATCCTGAATCCGTTTCAGGGTGCGGGGAGAAAGACCGACCTGATAGCATGCCAGCAGACACAGATAGGTGGCGCGGGTGGCAATGTCGTTGCGCTCCTTCATGACAGCCTCCTGCGCACGACACTGGATGCCCTGAATTTTAGCTTCTGCATAGGCGTCTATGGCTTTTTGCATGGCCGGGGTGGGATGAAGTCTGGCTTTCATAGTTTACACTTCCTTGCTTGCCGAAATACGGCTTTCCCAGCGTTTGCGCTTTTGCTGCATGATTTGCTCGATTTCATCTGGGTAGTAGTTTTTTTCTTCAAAAACCTCCATACAGAGCTTTACGTCTGCCAGTTCTTCAAGCAAATCCTGTAAGCATTCTTCTTCCGATTTTGGCGTCGGATTCTCATCGCGGAGCTTACGGGCAAATTTCAAGGCTGCCTGCGCAAGCTCTGCGCTTTCTTCTGCCAACTGTTCCAATACGGCGGGAGTCCCGATTGTAGAGCTTATGTACAGATTCCCGGATGTAATCTTTTTACAGCCGCCCGGATGGTCTGCGTTACCGCCTTTCAGATTGCAGCATGGACTGCTATAGTCGCAGCAGCAGCCGCAGTCAGGGCATTTACGTTCAGTTGTCATCTACTTCATCCTCCAATTCTTCAATAAAAATTTCGGTGCGGGGGTTGGATTTGTCGTACATAACGCGGGAGCCGTCCACGCTGGCAATGATGGTGTTGTTGTCGTCTGCGAGGATTTTGGCGGCGACAAGGGTGTCATGGGCAGCCTCCATCAAGTTCGTTAGGTCTACTTTGCGGCGTGTCGGCATATAGAATACCGTGGCGACGCGGTAGCGGCCCGACAGCGGGGCTTTCGGCTTTGGGGTGAGATACCACATAGCGGCCTGTTCGTACTTCTTGTATTGCTTGCTGGGGGCGATGAACGGCTTGCCTGTACGGTGGTTTGTAAGTATCTGCTGGGAGTTCTTCTTGGTGATAGGGGGCAGGGAGATTATGTATTTTTGGATCACCGTACAATCTCCTTTACTTTCGCGTAATACTTCTCGCTGTACCAGATTTCCGGCAGGCGGGGATTTTGGGTGTAGCCTGCGGTGCGCAGGGCGGCTTCGGCGTTCCAACGTGTGGAATACAGGCGCTTGGAGTGGGTGAGGTCTCCAGTAGAGCGGGAATAGGTGATGATTTCATACTTCATCGGTGTGCAGGGCCTCTTGCAGGTGCTTTTGCGCACTGTCCATAATATCTGCGGCCTTTTCAAGTTTCTCTTTAGCGACGCTGCGCAGGTTGGTTGCATAGGCAAGCTCGGCAAACGCGAGCTTGAGCAGAAAATCTTTATCAGTCATAGTCCGTCATCTCCATAAAACGTTGATAGGTTCCGTCAAAGGCGATGTGCAAATCGCCTGTAATGCCGCGCTTGTTCTTGGCAAGGGAGAAATAGTATTCGGTTTCGCCTTTGCCCAAAAGGATGATTGCATCTGCGTCCTGTTCTATCTGGCCGGATTCTTTGAGGTCCTGTACCTTTGGTGCGTCCACGCCGCCGCGGTTTATCTGGGCAAGCGCCACCACAAGGCGGCCTGTTGTCTGGGCGAGGGTGTGCAGCTGCATTGAAATGTTTGTGACCACCTCATACCGGCTGTTGCCCCTGCCGGGAATCAATTGTAGATAATCCACGATGATGACATCCGCCTGCTTTGCGGCTGCGGTAGCCGATACCCATGCGACATTTTGACCGCCTGCATTGATGAGCCATAGCGGCAGGCTGCTGATGGTTGCGCACGCCTTGGCGTATTCTTCATCCTGCGGGGCGCGGCGCTTAAAGACGATCTCCTCCATCGGGATAAGGGCAAAGCAGGAAATGAGCTTATCAAACAAGCCGACCAGGTCTGTCTCATAGGAGAAGAAGCAGACCTTTTTGCCGTCTTTGGCAAATTGCAACGCCATCTGCAAACCGAGCGCGGTCTTGCCTGCACTGGGTCTGCCGCCTACAACGACCATCTGCCCGGGGCGGATAGAACAGCGCCTATCCAACGCGCCAAGCCCTGTCTTGATGCTGTGGTCTGTCTTGTCGTTCTGCTCCATGAGCCACTTGCCTGCGACCTCTGCAACGGTCATGCAGCGGCTATCGACGCTGTCCTCTGTGAGAACGTCAGAGAGGGCCGCAGACAGGCCGCGCATGTCATCGACGCTCTTTCCGGCTTCTGCAATTTGAAGGCCAATTCGGGCGGCTCTGCGGCGCTGAGAGGCATCCTTGACAGCGGCAACGAATTTGCGGTAGCAACTGATAGATGGAAGCGATGCAGCACATACTGCGGCTGTCTCGCGGTTCTTCATGAGTACATAGTCATCCTGTGCGAAGTATCCGCGTGTGGTGTACATGGATTTTATCTCGGCGAATGTGGCGGCGCAGGCACCGTCCGCAAAGTCGCTTTCGCTTAGGTGGTCTATGCAGTAGAGGATGCTGTCCGGCGCGTAGACCATTGCGCCGATAACGCATTGTTCCGGTGTCGGGTTCAATCGATCCACTTCCTTTCTGGCTGGGCCGTCTGTTTGCGGCTGCGCTCCCATGTGCGCACTGCGGCTTTCCAGTCTTTCATTTGGTTCTTGCCTACCTTCCAACCCTTGCTTGTGTAGAAGTCGCAGAATTCGCTGCCGTCAATGCCGTTATGGCGTTCCTGACAATAGGCGTTGACTTCTTCAGGCGTAGGGGGAACAAACCGCTTTGAAACGGGCACACCCTCGTCCCCCTGTGGGGGATTATAGGGGGTATTCTTAACTTCTTTATTCTTCTTTATATTAGGGTCTGTGTTAGCACTGTGTTGGTTCTGTGTTACCTGTTTGTTAGCTTCTGTGTTAGCACATTGGTAGTCGCTGTAATTATTTACCGTAAATACGCTAAATTTTCTATGCTCGCACTGTGTTATTTCTTGTGTTGATTTTAGGTGATTTATGGCAGTGCGAACGGATTGAACACTTATGCCAGTATCTGTTGAAATTTGGCGGATAGAAGAGACGGCCTGACCGGGTTCTAGTTGGACGCCTTTGTAGTAGCACGGCTCATAGCAAGCTAGAAACAGCAAGTGCAGAAACACGCATTTTGTGGGGGTATCGGTATACCAGCCCCACTTCATCATGCGGCGGTACAGCTTTATGTAACCCTCGTTGGCCATTTTTCAACACTCCATGTAATATTCAGCGACGCGGCACAGTCTGCCGTAGCGGTTGCGGCGCTGTACCATGCGGGAGGCTACCGGGTAGCCTCTCCGTTTGAGGTCGGTGATGCGGGACGCAAGGCGGCTGCACCCGAAATCTTCCAGCGCGTCCAGGGAGGTAAGTGTGCCGCCGGATTCCAGCACGGCTAAAATCCGGTCTATCTGGGAGGGGATGCGTTCTTTCTCGTCATTCATGGCAACACCTCAGAACGGCAAATCACCGTCATCCTCAATAAGGGCGTAGTCTGCATCGGGTTCGCCCTGCGTGCGCTGTGAGGGGGCTGCGGGCCGCTGTGCGGCGTTCTGCGGGGCAGGGCTGGTACTTTCCTTACTGCCGCAGAAACTCACGTTTTGGGCCACGATTTCAACGGCTGTGCGGTTCTGGCCACTTTTGTCCTGATACTGCCGGGTCTGCAAGCGGCCATCAATGGCAATGAGGGAGCCTTTGGGAAAGTATTTGCAGATGAACTCTGCGGTTTTTCCCCATGCAGTAACGTCAAGCCAGTTTGTCTGGCTCTGGCCGCTTGCATCCTTATAGCCGGAGTCGTTGGCAATGCGGAAGGAACAGACGGACTTGCCGCTGTTCGTGGTTTTGAGTTCCGGGTCTTTGACCGTTCGGCCAATAATAGCAACAACATTCAACATGGGTTAGTCCTCCAAGTAGTTAATATAGAAGCGGCGGCGAAAGTCGTCGTGATTCCAATGGTAATAGGCTTCTGCAAGCAGTTGGCCTTGTTTGTGGTAGTGGTCTTGCAGGTCGCCGCTTGAATGAATTGCGGCGTGGCAGCCGGGGCAGACGTTAATCCAGAGGCCCAGGGCCTTGCTGGTCTTGCGGCGGCTTCCGCCGTAGATTTCATGCCGGGCGGTGTCTCCAAAGCGGTGGCAGTGATAGCAGCGGAACGACTCATGCACGAACAGCGACGGTGCATAGCCGTTCTTGTCCAGCTTTACACCGAATTCATTGCGGGTCATCTTCTGTCAGTCCTTTCAGTTTTGCGATTTCTTCCGGGGTCATGGTGGGAATTCCCTGTTGCTGGCATTCCTGCACAATCAGTTCAATGAGGCGGTGCATCTGTGAGGAGTCGAACTGGGAAGAACCGTACCAGCATTGAACGTTGTAGAAGGTCCCCTGCGGGGTGGTCATTTCATCGAGCTTATGGACCTGCCAGCCCTCGCCCTTGCTCTCCCAACCGTTTTTGAATGCCCTTGCAGCATCGGCGCGGAGGGTGACAAGGGCGGAGCTGCCGCCAATGTCGCGTATCAAATCGCGGTAGATGTCCAGAACAGGGCGGTTGATTTTGGCGGCAAGCTGGTTCATGAGCGCCCATGCGTAAGCGTTGGCCGAGAGACTTCGCTTTTGTGAGGCCGTGCCGATTACGGCGGCAAGGGGCTTGCCCTCGTCAATAACGGCGCGGGCCTTATCGCAGTCGGAGGGGGAACATTCCAGCGTAATTGTGTTGCCGATAACAACTGCTGTCTTTATGGCAATTTGCTGCTTCATTTCCACGCCTCTGCAATCTGCTGGCCCTGCTTCCAGTCCTCTGCCGTGAAATCCTTAGAGGGTTTGCCTATGGTTTCTGCGATGAGCTTCCACGCATCGGCTTCATCGGCGTTGTTCTTCTGGCAGTAGGCTTTGACAGCACGCTGGCACTCGGCGCGGGCGGCAAGGCGGGCGGCGGCTGCGTTGGTGTCGCGCTGGGGCTCGACGTTACCCATTTTGTATACGGTCTTTCCGTTTGCGGCGATGGTAAGCGCCGTAATGCGGCCACCCTTAACATCCATAGCTGTGACGGAAAAATGGGTGTTGCATTGATAAATCGGTTTGCCCCATTTATCTTTACGGCCAGAATCGACCACATCGGCGTTGGCGGCAGAAATCCAGATAAAGGGGGCTGTATACAGTTCTCGCCCGATTCCCCAGTTAAACCCGGCACGCTTGAAGCTGTCAGACGCAAGGCCCTTTTCGGCTTCTGTGTTAGATTCGGTGCCAGTGTCCTCTTTTTCTACCCACTGCTTTTTGTCATCGTCCCAGACAGCAATGGTGCAGTTTGCATTGTCGCGGGAATGGCGGCGCTGCCAGTTCATAGGGCCGTATGTTTCATCCAGAATTTGCATATCGCAGCGGGCGGTTTTATAGAGCAGAAGAGACACGCCACTGGCTTTACAGGTGGCAACGCGACACTCTACATCGGACGCCGTAAGAGCGCGTGGACGCTTAATTTCTTTATCCATTAGATTGCTTCTCCTTCCGGGTCGGGGGTGGTGAGGTGGATGCGGTAGCATCTGGCGGGCGGCAGGGCCGTGTCCGGCTTGCGGGTTTTGAGGTCGTAAAAATAAACGGGCGTGCTGTCTGCCAGAAAATAGGTTTGGCTAAGACCATACTTGCATTTAGCAAATAATGGAACATAGCCTCCCACGTTCTCACTGTGTAAGCGGCGGGCATCCTGCAATGCGTTGAAGTACGCACAGCTGATGCCAATATTAGATGGTAGAAACTCAGGGCAATTACGTCCGCGAACAAGCTTGTGCGCCTGAATCAGGGCGCTTAAATCATCAATACGCATAATAGTCCTCCATACAGCGGCAATCTTCCCATGGGTCGTCCTCTTGGACATCCTCACCAAGGAAATCGCCGGGGTTATAGCACATATCACAGCCGATGATTTCCGTGCCGATCAGGTAAATTGCTTCGCATTCCTCGCCGCATACAGGGCAGCGGGGGCGGCGGGGTTCATCAGGCGGGAAGGGGTTATCTTGATGCCCCCAGAAGCTAGTCATTCGTCGGCCTCCTGTTTTTCTTCCTCATCAGAAAAATGCAGCTCCATCAAGTCGGCGATTGCGAGGTACTCTTTGGCGTATTTGCTGCCGCCGTGGGTTTTCTTGACGATCTCGCGGAACTGCGCCAAATCACCATAAAAGCAACCGCACTGTACGCGGATAATTTTATCCTTGCAGCGAAAAAATGTGGTCGTGCGGAAATATCGGCCGAAGCCTGTAACGACAGCGTAGTCCGCATTGCCGGAGACCCACGCATTGCCGGAGACCCGCGCATCGCCGTAGACCCGCGCATCGCCGTAGACCCGCGCATCGCCGTAGACCTGCGCATTGCCGGAGACCCGCGCATTGCCGTAGACCTGCGCATTGCCGTA